CCATTAAGTTGATCTAATAAACAAGATTCATCTATAATTTCTCTACCTTTAATAAGTTCATATAAATGAATATAATCTTTATTTACTTCATGTACATGCTCTGAACTAGATCTACTTTTTGAATGAAAGTCTGTATATGCTGGTTGTTGTGAATAACTGTTCCATTGTGGTAAATCATTATCTGTAAAATTTCTTGCTGTTGACCAATCAGTTAAAATATATTCTTCTGTATAAAATTCTAATGCATTATCTATTTTACTAAATTGATAATCATCCATATCATTTTTATATGTTTCAAAAAATAATTGCACAAGAGTTGTTGGAATTTTATATTTCCATGTATATCCTGTCATTTTATCTTTTGTTTTAGAAGAACCAAATATTACATTTGCTTCACTTACATCTCTTACTGTACGGATACCAAATTTAGTAGCCAAGTCTTTAAGTTTTATTCTAGGGATATTAACTCCTGGTAAAAAATAAAGTTTATCTCCTTTCATAGGAGTATATCCATTTTGATTAATATTAAAAGTATCAATACTTGGATCAAAATAATTTGTTGTTTCAATTTTTACATCAACTTCAGTAAGTCTATTATTTTCAACTGAATAGTCAAAATCTAAATATAAATATGCCATTTTTTTGTATTAAATAAGGGAAGTTTTACCCTCCCTTATTATGATTAATAATTAATTTATTTTACAGCCATTTTTACAACATCACTGTTCATCATCAACTTACTAAACTTAAGTTTGTTACCATTTACAATTTCCTTAATCATATAATATCTAAGGTCATCAGTAAATGCATTACAATCTGTAGTAAGTTTAATTAGTCTATTAGTAAATGCATCTGTAATTGTATTTTTTTCAGAATAAACTAATGAATAATTTATTACTCTCGTAGCAATAATACTAGATAAGTCTGCTCTAAAATCATCATCTTTACCTACAGCACCATCTAAAGCTCCCATTACATATGCTTCATCTTTAGTTAAGATATCTTCTGGAGAAATAATCTTATCTAATTTGTTATTAATAAACATAGTAAACATAGAGCTAAAGTCTGGACCAACTGAACCTTCACCAATCATTTGGATTAAAGGTAATTCTTGTTCAAACTTATCAATAGAACTAATAGCATTAAAGAATGTAGTTACTGATCTTGGATTAATTTTTTGTGTAACTAATTCAGGATGCATTAACATAAAATTTATACATCTACCATCAATATTTGCGGTCTCAGCCCACTTAGCCCATACTTTTACATCATACTTAAGCTCACATGAGATAAATCTTGTTTTCTGAGCTACATCAAGACTAGTAACATTATAGTCACCATTGTCTGGATTAGTAGTTAAGATTACATGCCAGTTCTTAGGAAGTTTCCAAGAAACATATTCTTGTCTATCTAAGATTTCCATAGTAGCTTGCATGAATCTATGGTCAGCTCTAGTATAATCATCTAATACCAAGAAGCCACCTTCACCTTTGCCTTGAATCCACTCAGGAGCAGCATGAGACATTCTTTTTCCTGATACTTTATAACCTTTTGCAGTAGCTGCATTTATCTGAGATTCATTAATCCAGGTAGTTTTACCTTCAGCATTTTTTATTTCAAATTCTTTTACAGGAAAACCAACTAAATCACCTAATTCTTCTAACTGAGATAGATTTAACTTTACCACTTGCATATCAAGTTCTTTACCTAACTGCATAATAGCAGAAGTTTTACCAAGACCTGCATCTCCTTCAATATTAATAGCTACAGGAACTTTACCTTCCTTTTGAATATGTTGGTTGTTACCAACCATATGCTTAATAAATCCTTTTAATTCTTCAACATTTAATTGTACTTGACTCATAATTTTCTTTTAAAGTTCTAATTTAATGACCTTACCTGGAAGATCTTCATTCATATATGATTGTTCTGACAAAACCCAAAGAACATTTCCTTTTGGTGTTACAGATGTATTACATTCACCGTCAGTAAAATATACTAAACTTGTATATAAACCTTGATTTTCATTATAATAATTTAAGACAGGATCAAATTCTGTTCCTCCTCTTCCTGATACAGTCATTTCTAATTTACCTTTGTAAGCTTCAATAGAATTGATTCTTGTATCACATTGTATAACTGTAATATCTACACCTGATTTATGTATATGGTGTATTTCATTCATAAACTCTTGTAGTTCATGATCACTTACTGAACCAGAAGTATCAATACCTAATAACATATGCTGTTTCATCTTAATTTTAAGACCAGGATTTGCATCATATCTTTTATTTTCTTTTCTTCTAACTTTCTTAGTATAAACTTTAGTTGAAATTCCATTAAATCTTCTGATATATCCTTTCCAATCAAACTTGGCAGCAACAACTTCTTCAAGTATAAGAACACCTTCTATTTCTCCAGGTACATTTCCTCTCTTCTTAAGTGTGTCATCTTTTGCATCTGAGAGTATTTTCTGTACTTGTTTCTCAATAAGTTTTTGTTCAGCTTCTGTAAGATTTTCAAACTCATCCCAAGTACTATGGTCAGGCAAATCAGCACCATCACCAGCATCCATTTGATCACAAAGATCATCATACTTTTCATCACCACTTGTACCATTTGTATCTTTCTCATTCTTAGCTTCTTTAAGCTTATCATAATAATATCTACAACCTGCTTTAGTATTTAGATTTAAATCAGGATAATTATTAATATCAATACCACCTTCTGGTAGTAAGTCATCACTAATATATTGATTTATTTCCATATCCATAGCAATATTTGCTAATCTTCTATCACTAAACTTAAATACAGTAGTTAAGTGACCAAAAGCAATATGTAAAAGCTCATGTTTAAGTAAGCCTAATCTATGATCTTCAGATAAATTTGTCCAAAAATCTTCATTTATTGCTAATTGGTAATTAATACCATTTTTACAAACACCAGCAGTTGGTATTCTTTTATTCCAAATCTTATTTAGTTTAATGAGAAAGAACCCATAATAGGGCTCTTTCAACATTAAATCTTTTCCTGTTTTACTTAAAGTATCTTCTCTAGTCATTGTCTTTTATTTTTACATTTATTTCTAATTTATCTGTAGGATAACCCATATTATATAAATTATTAGAAAGTTGATTAGTAAATAATTCTAAATATAATTCTATTGATTCTTTACTACATTTATTAGATGTTAAAGCAGAAAATACTGTAGAAGAAGGCACTCTATAATATTTACTATCAAGTTTTAAAACATTTTTTAAAAGTTTAAAAACTTTTTTACATTCTTTTTCCCATTCTTCAGCAGATGTTCTACCAAATTGGTATAATACTAATAATTCACCTAAATGTTTTTTACTAGCATAGTTATTAAGACAAGAAAAAGCAATTATAGCATTTTCTTTATCTTCAGAAAGTAACATATCTAATATGTTTTTAATTTCTTGTTTGTTTAAAATCATATTATTTATTTGTTAAAGTCCAAACTAAATCTTGAATTTTTTCAACTATGTCTTCTTTAAGTTCATCTGTAAGTGTTTGCAATTTTAAATTGTATATCCACTTATATAATTCTTCTTCTGTCATAATTTTGATATTACTAAATAATTTGCATATGCATCTTCATATGTCTTGGCCCATATTCTGTAGCCATCAATTATAAATAGTTGTTTTTCCATTAGTCTTCTATTTTAAATAAGTGTATACCAAGTTTAAGATCTTTTATTAATTTTTCACTAAACGGTTTTTTAATAGTAGGATGCATGCTTTTATTATCTAATACTAAACCATCTTTTCCATTCTCATCTTTAGTTACAAATGCTACATATATCTGATGACCATGATATTCATCTTCAGTAAGTATATCACCTCTTTCAAATGGTGAACTTTCAGGTATCTGATATACTCCAGTTAGTTTTATATAAGAACCATCTATTGTTACAGTATCTACTGTAAATATGTTATTTAAATCTTCCATTAGTCTTTAATTTTAGTTTTTATTTTATTAATAAGTTCAGGAAAAGCCATAAACCAAAGAGCATACAAACCCAGGCATGTTAACAGTAATAAACTGATTCCTAGTATAACCAATACTATTATTCCAATAATCTTCATTAGTCTTCTATTTTAAGTGTTTTTATTGCCCATTCTTTAGGTTTACCTGATGATATCATATCAACCCATTCTTTAGCAGTAGGAATGTAATTATTACAATCTTCTTTTACATGTTGTTCTCCAACATATCTAGTGTATACAGTTTTACCATCTGAATTTATAAATGAGTTACCAAATACTTTTTCACATTCAAATATACCTTCACTATGATGTCTAAACATTCTATGCTTACTGTGTCCTATCCAAGCCTTAGTTTCATCAAACCAATCATGAATAGGTTGGTAATCAGATAACTGACCACCCCATTTTCTAACTGAGGATTTGCAATGTTGCATTGGATGTGCCATTATTCTAAACTTTTACTAATTAAATCTCCTTCATGTTCAAATTCTTCAGTATCAGTAACATAAATAGTATTATTTATTTGATATTGACCTGAAGGAATTTTAATAATCATTACTCCATAACCACCATCATTATTCCACCAATCTTCTAAATCATTTAGAATTTTTTCATTTGCAAAGTCTATTAAGTCATCTCTAAGATAACCATCAAGATTTGCTAAATAAAGAACATCTTCTCCATAATTAATTAAATTCATAATATCATAAAAACTAACTTCTTTAGTTGTGGTATATACAATATCATCAATATCTCCTGAATCTCCACTACCTGAGTAGAATATTTTAATTCCCGTAACACCAAGGTCAGCCAACTTTAATAGAAGGCCTGTCATTTCATTTTCTGTCATATTATTTTGTTTTGTAAAATCTGCCAAGAATATTGGCATTTAAATAATTTTCTTTCTCAAGCACTTCATACTTAAACTGGTGCTTTACTTCTTGATAAGTTAATTCTGTAGCAGAATAACAAATTAACAAGATCTCTCTTTTAATAGTAACTCCTGCTTTGTGAGCTTCTTTTAATTGTTGATTACTACTATAGTAATTTTCAAAATTAGCTTTTTGTTCTTTAGTATATTTCTTTAACCTTTTATCAGTAACTAACGCTAAAGCTTTTTTACCAAGTTTCTTTTTTACATTTGAAAAGAAATTCTTTTTACCAATATAGGCATAAGTATTTCCATTTAATATCACAGACATGTGATAAATAAATCCAATACCATTTTCTGGTATATCTGTTTCAGTAAATTTTTTACCTTGGTATATCCAACTCATAATGCTTGTTTTAGTAAAGGTAATAATATTCCTCTAACTTTATCAACTCCATGTTTTTCAATAGAATCAGATAAATCTTTTTCCATAGGAAGAACAACATAACTAAAATTATATTTATGTTTATATCTTTCAGCAGCTTTTATGCCTGGTTCATCATTATCAAACAATACAATTATAGATTTATAACTTTTACTAAGTTTGTTAATTATAGTTTCTGAAATCATAGTATTCTCACTGTCTGGTGCTATACATTCTGCATTAACTATTTTGAGTTTTTGAAATACCATAAGATCTTTTAAAGAAGAAGTTATAATTAAATAATCTTTTTCATAACTTATTTGATCAAGACCTTGTACATAATTTTGTACTTTAATGAATTTTTTATCAGAATTTTTTGGCATGTAAACTTTATACAAAGAACCATCATTTCTAAAATAACCATAAGTATATGGTCTTTCAAATTTAAATAAAAGTATATTACCATCTATATCTTTTTTTTTCATTGTAAAATACTGCAATGGTGATACATTATAATGCTCAAGTAATTTAGAACCAATTTTAAATTTTGTCCAATATTGTTGATCTATTGTATTCCAATGTCTTATTTCATGGTCAACTACTTTAAATTTATCATGAATTTTAAACTCTCTTTTTTCAAAAAAAGTATTATTAGCAAGAAAGTCTTCATAATCAGAAAGTATTTTATTTACTGCATTAGCCCTAGTAGGCATATTATATAATGCTTTAACTAATTCTATGCCATCTCCTTGAATACCAGATGAAAAATCTTTAAACTTATAGTATCCTGAAATTGTATCTGTATAAATAAACATTGAAGGTACTTTATCTTTTGAATTAAATGCAGATAAAATTTTTACATCTTGTCCTGTGAGTTTTTCTTTTAAATTTAAATAATTTTCAAAAACCCATTCTCTTGGTACATCATTTAA